CCATTTACCGAGAACCTGAGAAATGCGCGGCTGATTTAGTCGGCTGTATTCGCCGGGCTTGGAGGCTGCGATGAGCCGACAGTGGATTGCATTCTACACGGGCGACTATCTCCGCGACACACGACACCTCACCGTCGAGGAACATGGAGCCTATCTTCTCCTGCTGATGGAATGCTGGACCCACGGCCGCATTCCAATGGAGCCGAGCCAGCAGGCCGCGCTCGTTAGAGTTTCAGCGTACAGGTGGCAAAAACTCTGGCGAGTCCTTGAAAAGTTTTTTCACGAAGACGGTACAAATAAACGAGCGACCCGCGAGGTCGAGAAGGCGGACGCGGTAAGCCTCAGACGCTCTATTTCCGGGCAAATTGGGGGCAGAAAGTCTGGTTTAGCCCGCACAATTGCCCGCGGCGAGGCAAGCAAAACTGAAGCAAAATCGAACCAAACGGCAAGCAAAAATCCAAGCCACGCTTCAAGCAAGGAGCGAAGCAATTGTGAAGCTAACCACAATAGTTCTATTACTACTACTTCCTTTATAGCCGCGCGCGAGGAGGAAGCGGGAGAAACTCTCCCGCCCCCTGCGCTCGCTTCGGCGCTCTGTGATGGCGCGCTCGCTCCGGGGGCTAACAGCGAGCAAGCGGCGCCAAAGCGGCTTTCCGACAAGAAACCAAACGAGATGACGAAGGAGGAACTCGACCAGCTTTACGTCGAACGACGGGCGCGTGCAGCGGAGGTAAGGGCGGAGCATGAACGACGAACAAAGGCGGTTACAGGCATTACGATTGGGCCGGATGGCGGACTGCCGTTTTGAAATTGAATGTCGGCGGCGCGGGCTTGATCCGGGCTTCGCGGTCTTGGCGCCGATCGGCAGCATCGTTGGCACGCGAACCGCAACGGAGGAGCAAGCATGAGCGAGGACGACGACGAAAACCCCGATCTGGGTGTGGTGCTATTTCAAAACCATCAATGGGCGGTGACCGATTACGGGATGGAGTCGGTGAAGCCGGGCGCCCCCTACCACTATCATTTCAGCGCCGATCGGCTGTTGGAGCCGGTGGGATTGCGCGATGGCCTGTACGGTTGGCCGCGGCACATGGCCCGGAAACCATGGGTGGATGTGGATGCCTTCATCGAAGCGTTTGAGAAGGCGCTTGATATTCACTGCGGCCGCTACTTGGGCACGCCCGACCCCGACAAACTCGAAACCTCATTGATTGAAGCACTGCGATTTAAGCGGCGTGCGCCTGAAGTAAACCGGGAGCCGTGACGGCGATCACGCTCCCGGCCAGGTACTCGGTCGTGGGGGGGCACAGGGGATGGTCGGCCGAGTGTTGCACTAATAGCACGGGGAGGGTTGCGGTTCCATGACATTTGGCGGGGCTGGGCGCGGTGTGGCGCGGTTAGGCGTGGCTCGGCCAGGCTGGGCAAGGCAAGGCAAGGCGAGCGCGGGTGGTGCGCTAATTTCTACGGCGGGTCTAGCGATGAGGGCGGATGACCGAGGAAACGACTGGGCCGCGGCGGATAGCCGTGGTGAGCGACCTGGCGGGGCTGCACAAGGCGGTGCGCGAATGGGTGGCGGAACTCAACGTATCGCGGGCGACGATCGACCACGTTGGCGGTCTGCCGGACGGGCACGCGAGCAAGCTGTTGGCACCGGCGCCGTTGAAGCATTTCGGGCATGTGAGCCTCGGCCTGATGCTGGGGGCCTGCGGCTTGGACCTGTGGGTGATGGTGAACGACGAGAAGCTGCGGCAGTTGGGGGGCCGGCTGCCGCGCCGGCAGTCAAAGCGGTGGCTGCCAAGCCAGGCTTGGGACGGTTTGTACGTGCGGAAGCTGGCGCGCTCCGACCTGGCGGCATGGGGCCGGGCGGGGGGCCAAGCGCGGAGCAAGCTGCCGAAGGGCAAGTTGCGGCAATTGCAGCGGCGGGCGGCGCGGGCGCGCTGGCGGCGGCAGAACAACCAACCATCCTGAGGAGCGTTCCAATGTTGGAAATTGTCAACCGCGTCGAGGCCAAGGTTTTGACCGGCTATGCGTTGCACTACGGACGATCGAAAAAGCCGCTGCTTTTTGTCGTTCCGGATTCCGAATATCCGGCGATGTACCGGGTGCTCCAACTCGATGGGCAATTATCCGGCATGTTGAACCTGACTCGGGCGCGGGAGCTCGGCGGTATTCTCGGTGCCAGAGCTGTCCCCGCGGGCAACCAACGCTTGCTGCATTGGGAAATAGGCAGCAGATAGCCGTGCAGCCGTCGCTGGTGCGTTAGAATGAGCGGCGGGTACCTTGGTGGCCCTCAGGGTACAAAACTCACCCACGATAGATTTTTGACCGACCATCCAGAGCAGTCACCGGCCGGCGTCTTCCAGTTTGCGGACGCGGCGCCGCAACCGCTCGACAATGTCGGTCATGGCTTGGGTTCCTGCGCGGCGGGGGCCTTGGGTTGTACAAACAGATCGGATGTTTCTATGGCCGCGAGCGCCCAGTTGTGAGTCCACTCTTCATTGGTGCCCTGGGCTATTCCTAGGAGGTAGGCGCGCAGGCGCTCAATCTCGGCGTCCTTGGTTTGCTCGATGTAGTTGGCGGTAGCGCACCAAGTGTCGCGCTCTTTCTGTAACCGCTCGATTTCGTCGGCCGCCTCGGCCAGCAACTCTTCTACCCCGCCGGTCCGGCCGGCGTTGTCGGCCTCGAATTTCCAATCCTCCGCGCTCTCGCGCAGGCGTTCCACGATATCGTTGGTCATGTCAGAGCCGCTCGGATGACCGCCCCAAAGGTGGCGATCGTCATCGCGATATTGGCCCCGATCATCCACTTGACCAGATTCAGATCGGCCTCGATTTTGGCAAACCGGTTTTCAAAGCCGGCGAGGGTCTCGGCAGCCTTGCGGGCCTTGTCGTCGGGCGCGCCGGCAGCAATGAAGGCGTCGTAGACTTCGGTTATCATTACGGTCATGGTTTTGATCCCTACCAGGTTTTGATCGTAGCAGGTTTTGGTGGCCTAGTCCCACGGCGGCGGCTTGCCGATCTGCAGCCAGGCCTCGAGCAGGTGCTGCAGGGTTTTGGAGACTGGGTAGCCGGCCTTGATCTTGAGCATGTGGCCGACGCTGATGCCGAGCAGGTTGCTAGTGGCCTTGCTGGCATGGGTAAGGCCGAGCTGGTCCAGCGCTGCGATATACTGTTTTGTCGACATTGGTTTTGGCGTCGTGGTTTTTACGGCCGGTTTTGCTGCCGTTTTCGGCCTGACGAGCGTCATGGTTTTGGTTTCCCTACCAGTTGCAATTTCACTGACCCCCACTTGCGTGCGGGCAGGCCATCCAGAATAACTACGGGGTCACCGCGCGGCCTTGCGGGTGGACCCTACCAGGCCCCATAGGGCCCGTGGTGATAGAGCCCGGCGGCCGCCAAGCTGCCGGGCTCGCCATTCCTAGAACGCCCCGCCGAGCACGCCGCCCCAGACCAGGACGGTGAACACGAAGGCGGTCAGTGAGAGCAGCGATGCGGCCTCGAGGCCGACTAGGACGCTGAACCAACAGATATTGCGCAGCATGATATTCCCCTACCAGTAAGCGGCCCGCCAAGGCCGCGGTTTTGATGGCACCGGATGGCGCCCCGTGGTGCAGCACATCGGCTGCACCCTAGGCCGCTATTCGTCTCCACACCCTACCTATCGCAATATCATATGTCAACAGGATAGGTAGGGATGAGGACAATTATTTCGCACCCCTACATCTTCAGTGATAAAGCCCCGCATTTACTGCATTTAAAACGCTTGGCCGTATTGCCATTCGGCATGCTGGCGCGGCCGCGATGATTGCAGCGATAGCATTTGACCTCGACAATCGTCGGCAATTTGTGGACGGCGCCGCGATAGCGCGCCAAGGCGGAGGCCATTTCGGCGCGGGCTTCCTCTTTAGAAAGCTGCGGCTTGGGCTCATCCTCGTGCAAGATGCGGGCAATTTCGATATTGTCGCGCTTAGCTGTTCTAGCCTGCGCGCGCCTTCTTAATTTCGACCAATCGGTTGCCATTGCGCATTTCCTTCTGCCACCACACCGCACAGCGCGCCGATCGCACGCGTTTCCAGTCAATGCCCGCAACCTTGGCCCAATGGCGGACCAGATGCCGCGACACGCCAGCATGAGCGGCCGCTTCCGGCAATGTCATCATTCCAGATGCCAACATGGCTAAGGCACAACGGCGCGCTTCAGGGTCCTTCCTCATTTACCAAACGGTAAACGGCATGCGACTTTGTCAACAACGCACTTGAGCAACCGCGCAGGAATCGTCCAACAAGACCAACACCTTAGTCCGGTGCGTTGTGACAGGCCCGAAAAAATAGTCTCTGTCGCGCGTCCAAAGTCGCGTGCGCGCGCTCTTCCTTTAAGTGAGCGACTAGCGAACGTAGCTAGGAGCGATAGCGACGAAGCAAGGGCGTAAGCCCTCCTTGGAGCAAAGCGACAAGCCCTTTCATGCCGCAAGCGCAACGCTCCTATACGCTCATCAATCGAACCGCGTTCACCCAAGATATCGCAGACGAAATCGTCTCGCGATTGGCAACCGGACAATGCCTCGCCGATATCACTAGCCTCGACCACATGCCCGCTACATCAACGGTCTATAAGTGGTTGGCTACGATACCGTCATTCGCGGAGGCCTACGCACAGGCGCGAGCTACCTTGGTCGAGCGTTGGGCGGATGAAATAGTGACCTTGGCCGACGAGCCGGTCGCACCAAACGACAACGCCGCGGTACAGCGTGCTCGCCTCCGCGTCGACACTCGCAAGTGGCTGATGAGCAAGCTCGCACCGCGCAAGTATGGTGACCGTGTCGAGCACGTCATCAAGTCGGGCAACGCGGCCGACCTCACCGACGACGAGCTGGCCCGGATCGCCATGGCAGCCGCACCCGCCCTGCTGCTGACTGCAACAGCTGCCGAGGAAAACTACCCAGAGCCTACCCAGAACACCGAGGCCGAAGACAAAGCCTAACTGCATCAACGGCTTAGGTGCCTGTTACCCTCAGCATCACACGGAGCGGTAACCAACCCTATTCCCCCCAGGAGGCGAGGCCGGGGAGTATCCGGAAACGAGCCGGGGGGCGACAGTGTCTTGTACGTGTACCTTCCCCCCCGCTGCCGGCCGTCCTTTGCGCCACAACGGCTTCCCTGTTGCGGTTCTGTCATTGCTGGCTCTGCGGGTTCGTTGGTCGGCGGACCGCTTACGGATAGCTTCGAGCCGTGAGGCGAGAGCGGTTCGGTCTCCGCCTAGCGGTTATCGTATCCGGCGTTCTTGGTTTCTGTGGTGGTACCTGTTGCAGTTCTGGCTCCCGCTGTTGTTGCAGCTTGCGGCCCGCGCTTTGTTCGGCTTGTTCTGGGGGTGTATTGGTTATTGGGGTTATTGTGAGTGTTTGGCGACTGGTTTTGGGTGACTGGTAGGGAGGTTGTGTGATGGCGGCAGCGGGTGAGTGTTGTTTGTTCGCTGCAGTGCCGGCGTCATGCGCCGCGGCCGGTATATCGTGGGTTGGAGGATGCGGCTGCGGAGGGTGGCCGGTCGGACGGGTCGACGTTATGGAGTTGGCCGGTTGTATTTGGGGAGCAGTGGTGTGGCGAGTGGTTGGGGTTTGAGTGATGACGCAGGGTGAGTTTGATGCGATGTTGTGTTGGTTAGTTGAGGATTGGGCTGAGCGGCGGGTTGCTGGGTTGGATTTGGTGCGGGCTGTGCGGTGGGATGAGTTGGGGTTGGATTTGACGCGGTCTGTGGGCTGTGTTTGTCGCTGGGGTCGGGCGCATGGATTGGTGACGGTGACGGCGGCGGTTGCGGCCAAGATGAAGGCGGCGTTGGCGCGGGTACGGGCGAGTTATCCGCCGCAGGTAAAGCGTGTGGCTGCTGTTGTGCAACGAGAGGAGCGAGTGGGATGCCATCAAAATCACCATCTCAAAAACGTTTGATGCGGGCGGCGGCGCATGATGCGGGGTTTGCGAAGCGGGTAGGGGTACCGGTGAAGGTTGCGCAGGAGTATGTGCGGGCGGATGCGGGGAAGGCGGCGAGCAAGGGGAAGCCGGCGCCGAAGCGGAAGTGATGACTGAGACGGTAGGCGAGGGCGTCAGCGGTTATGCCGCAGTTACGATGTTGCAGCATCGGCGGGCGGTACGGCGGAGTTTTGCGGCGTGGTGCCGGCATCGCGGGTATGAGCCGGCGTTGCATCATCGGTTGATCATTGATGAGATCGAGAAGTTTCTTCGTAGCGACGATCAGGTGTTGCTGATTTTTTCTCCGCCCGGCTCAGCCAAAAGTCTTTACCTGTCGGTGTTGCTGCCGCCGTGGTACATGGCCAACCATCCTGGTCATTCCATTTTGTTTGCGACGCATAGTGTTGAGTTTGCGGAACGGTGGGGACGGCGCGTCCGCAATGACATTGGCGTCGAATGGAAGACGCTCGGCATTGCGTTGAGTGATGACAACAAGGCTGCGGGCAGGTGGTCACTTCAGAGTGGCGGGGAGTATTACGCGGTCGGTGCGGGGACGGGCATCAGCGGGTACCGGGCGGATCTGGCGATCATCGATGACCCGTTTGGCAGTCGCGAGGATGCGTATTCGGAGACGGTGAGGACGGGGCGGTGGAATTGGGATTTGGATGATTTCAGTGCGCGGTTGAAACCAGAGGCGAAGCGGGTGTTGATCCAGACGAGATGGCACCAAGAAGATATCAGCGGGATGGTGCTGGAGCAGATTGAGCGCGGCGAGATCCGCGGGCGGGTGATTTCGATCGCGGCGATTGCGGAGGAGAATGATTGTCTGGGGCGCGCGGTGGGGGAGTATTTGTGGGACGATCCGGCGGGTTACAACTACGGCGAGTTCCTGCGCGCAAGGCAGCGGGAGACCTCGCCGATGATGTGGTCGGCGCTGTACCAGCAGCGGCCGGCGCCGGAGGAGGGCGATTACTTCAAGGCAGAGTGGCTGGTCGAGTGCGAGGACAGTGAGATCCCCGAGCGCGAGCGGCTCACGGTGTATGGCGCGAGCGACTACGCGGTGACGGCGGACGGCGGCGACTACACCGTGCATGTGGTGGTCGGCATCGATCCGAACGGGCGGATGTATCTGCTGGATGTTTGGCGCAAGCAGGCCGGGGCGGACGAGTGGGTGGAGGCGTTCTGCGACCTGGTGAAGCAGTGGCGGCCGATGGCGTGGGCCGAGGAGCAGGGGCAGATCCGGGCCGGCGTGGGTCCGTTTCTCGATCGGCGGCAGCGCGAGCGCAGTGCCTATGTGGCGCGCGAGGGGTTTCCGACGCGAGGGGATAAGAGCGTGCGGGCGCAGAGCATCCGCGGCCGCATGGCGCTCGACAAGCTGTATGTGCCGCGGGCAGCCAAGTGGTGGCCGGCGCTAAGATCAGAGTTGCTGACGTTCCCGGCCGGCAAGTATGACGATCAGGTCGACGCGCTCGGGCTGTGCGGACAG